CTCACCGGCGGCGACCGCGTTGCAGCTCGCTTCATGCGGCAGGACTTCTTCGAGTTCGTCCCACAGTTCAAGCTCGTTATCGCAGGCAACCATCGGCCGGCTATCCGCGGCGTGGACGAGGCAATGCGGCGGCGCATGAACCTCATTCCATTCACGACAACCATCCCGCCAGAAGAACGCGACCCCGACCTGTTTGAGAAGTTGAAGGCGGAATGGCCGGCGATTCTCGGCTGGATGATTGAAGGTTGCCTGGCCTGGCGGCAGGAAAAGTTATCGCCTCCTGTCTCAATTTCCACCGCGACCGACAAATACATGGAAGCCGAAGACGCCTTCGGGCAGTGGATGAACGAAAAATGCGATTTCGCCAATAATTACTACACGCTAACGTCCGTTCTTTACTCGAACTGGAAGACTTGGTGCGAGGCCAATGGAGAATACATAGGAAGCACAAAAGCCTTTTCCCAGAGCCTCGAAGACCGGGGACTTCAGAGAGAACGTGAAGCGTCAACAGGGAAACGCGGATTCGTAGGTATTAAAATACGCGAAGAAACTCTCGTATGATGATGAATAACATCAATAACATGAAAAATCCCGACACATGTGACACATTCTCCGTAATCTCCGTCACGCGCGCGCGTCACGCGTATAACAGGGGAAACGGAAAACCCGTCACATCTGTCGGAACACCATCCGTGTTGCGAACGCCCGCGAAGTTCCCGCTTGACAAAGGGCAAAAATAGGCGCTGAGAATGGCCACGCTGAGAGCAGGGGAACTGTGGGTAGGTTCGTCAAAGGCCAGTCTGGCAATCCTGGGGGGCGGCCCAAAGAGCTCAGCGAGCTCGGGGACTTGTGCCGCAAATGGACAATCGACACAGCCCATCGCATTCGGGAAATTGTTGAGACCAGCGAAAATCCCGTGGCGGTTTGCCGGGCGTGGGAATTGCTTTCCGACCGCGGCTTCGGCCGGCCGGCGCAAACGCTCACCCACGAAAACCCTGATGGCACGCCACTGTCGATCATCGTTGCAACGGCAATCCCGGCTGAGTCGGACGATGACCAGCCAGCGGTTCACTGATGCCAACAATCTACGTGGACACAGGCTATCGGCCACGGCCGAAACAGCTTGAGGTCCACAAGCGGCGCAAACGCTTCACGGTTCTCGTCGCCCATCGTCGCTTTGGCAAAACCACGCTCAGCGTCAACACGCTGCTGGATGCAGCTCTGCGCTGCGACAAGCCGCTTCCGCGGTTCGCATATCTGGCGCCGTTTCTGAAGCAGGCAAAACAGGACGCGTGGGACTTCCTCAAGCGGCACGCATTGCCAATCCCGCAGGTTGAGAAAAACGAACAGGAACTCAGCGTCACATTGCCAGGCAACAAGGCAGTGATCAGGCTATTCGGCGGTGATAATCCCGATGCGCTGCGCGGCACATACTTCGACGGCATCGTGATCGACGAGATGGCGTTCTTGCGCCCTGACGTTTGGGGCGCTGTCATTCGGCCGGCGCTGATGGACCGCACGGGCTGGGCGATGTTCATTGGGACGCCGCATGGCGTGAATCAGTTCAGTGAAATGTACAACTACGCGGTCAATGGCAAGGACGGCGTGCGCGATCCCGACTGGGTTGGTCTGATGTACCGCGCTGACGAAACCGGTGTGCTCGATGAGCGCGAGCTTGCGTCATCGCGCGCGGTGATGACGGATGCGCAGTACCGCCAGGAAATGCTCTGCGACTTCAACGCCGCGTCCGACAATGCGCTGATCACGATTGACCAAGTTTCCGATGCGTGCAAACGCGCGATCCGCGAAGGCGACTTGATCGGCATTCCGCGCGTGCTTGGCGTAGATGTGGCGCGCTTTGGCGACGACCGCAGCGTGATCCTGCGACGCCAGGGCTTGTGCTGCTTCGACCCGACAATTCTCAGCGATGTTGACAACATGACGCTCGCTGGACACGTCGCAGGCCACATCGAGGATTGGCAGCCCGACGCCGTGTTCATCGATGCGGGACGCGGAGAGGGGGTGATCGACCGCCTGCGGCAGTTGGGGTATTCGATTGTCGAGGTGAACTTTGGCGGCAGGCCGGACAACCCGCACTACGCGAACAAGCGCACCGAGATGTGGGACAAACTGGCGCAATGGCTGCGCGCGGGCGGTGCATTGCCTGGCAGCACAGAACTTAAATCCGATCTATGCGCGCCGACTTATTCGTTCGCGCCAAGCGGTGCCATGGTGCTCGAAAGCAAGGACGACTTGCGTGAGCGCGGCTTGCGTTCGCCCGATGTAGGCGATGCGCTGGCGCTGACATTCGCACATCCTGTGGGCATGAGCCGCGCCAAGTATCCAGGCCAGCGGCGCGGCGTGATTCAGACCGACTACGATCCGCTGGAAGCCGCATGATTGTTCTCGTCGCCTTCATCGCAATACCGCTCGCTTGGGCATTGCTTGCGGGGTTTCTGATGTAGCCATGCGCGGCTCGGGGGACAATTCGTGGTACACGCGCAAGCTCGAAGCGGCGAAGGCGCCGGGGGTCACAAACCGCGTATTGCGCCGCATTCCTCCCGAGCACCTGCATGGCCTCCTGAGCGTTGCGAGCGAGCCCAGCAATCGAGTTCCTCCGTTGACAGATTTTCGCGGCGAGACTACGGAGCAGAAATGACGAACCGAACGCAGACCTTCGATGAATACTACGGCGAGTTTGCTCCGCGCATGCGCGAGATCATCCGTGAGGCGCAACAGAACCAACTTGCTGCGACTCGTTGGGCGAAGTGGAAACGCGACAACGAGGAAGGCATTCGCAAGTTGCTGAGCGGCGAGGACGCATGACCGTCGAGAAACACTGGACCGACCTGAAGTTCACCAAGGACGCCTATAACCGCCAGGACGAGCGCGAGTTGTTCGAGGCGCTGGAGATTGGGCTGCGGACGGCGGCGGCATCGTGCCGGGCCATTGCGCATGCGCGCGGGCAGGGGCGCTGGTCCCAGATGGCGCTGCTGCTGGAGAATATCCGCGAGAAGTGCGATGCGCTGAAGGAACGGCGCGATCTGGGCGTGCTCAATCTGGCGCCCCCTGCGTTTGATGTGAAGGTGAACTAGCATGGGCTTCGTCGGCGACCTCGTGAGCGGCTTGTTCGGTGGCAACCAGCCTGCACAGCCGCAGATGCCTCCGCCCCCTCCACCGCCTCCGCAGGCGCCTGTGGGCGATACCGCAGCGGCAGCCCAGCGCCGCGCTGCTGCCGGCATGGCGGGAATGGCGAGCACGATTGCCACGGGGCCGCAGGGCGTGACGGGGACGACGAATACCACCGGAGGCAGTACGGGCCAGAAGCTTTTGGGCCAATAGCGCGTGGCCGAGGCCGACAACATTCCTCTGCGGCAATCGCTGGATAGCCGCTTAAACATTCTCCGCAGTCAACGTGTGGGCTGGTGGCAGACGTGGAATCTGCTAGCCCGCGCGTTCCTGCCGCGGCGCAATCGCTACCTCGTTTTGCCGAACGATCAGAACTGGCGTGGCGCTTCTGCCGCCTACCAACAGAGCATCCTCAACAACGTCGGCACGATGGCGCTGCGCACGCTGGCGGCGGGCCTGATGAGCGGGCTGACATCCCCGGATCGGCCGTGGTTCACGCTGACGCTGCCGGATGCGGACTTGGCTGAAAGCGGCCCGGTCAAGGTGTGGCTCGACGAAGTGCGCCAGCGGCTTATGCGCATCATGGCGGAGAGCAATTTCTACCTCGGCATGAGCGTGCTGTACGAGGATTTGTCCTGCTACGGCACGGCGGCAATGATCATTTACGAGGACTTCAAGGATGTAATCAGGGCATTCAATCCGTGTATCGGCGAGTTCTTCCTGTCGCAGAATGACCGGCTTGAAGTCGACACGCTGTACCGCGAGTTCAACATGACGGCGCGCCAGCAGGCGCAGAAGTTCGGCATGGAGAACCTGAGCCCGTCGATGAAGACGCTGCTGGATACCGGCCGCGGCGCGCAGGATCAGGATGCGGTGATCGCGCATGCCATCGAGCCGAATGATGATCCAGGTGGCCCTGGTGCGAATGGCAAGCTGCCATGGCGTGAGGTGTATTGGGAGTCCGGCTCGGCGCAGAACCTCATCCTGCAGGAGCGCGGGTTCCACGAGTTCCCCGCTATCTGTCCGCGCTGGTATCTCAGCAACAACGATGTCTACGGGCGTTCGCCTGCGATGGATGCGCTGGGCGATCAGCGGCAGTTGCAGGTGATGACCAAGCGTCTTGCGCAGGCGCAGGACAAAATGGTCAACCCGCCGATGCTGGCGGACAACGTGCTGAAGAACGAGCCCGCATCGCTGCTGCCCGGCGGGGTCACGTATGTGCCGCAACTCGGGCAGGTCGGGGGCATGAAGCCGGTGTACGAGGTCAAGCCCGACGTCGGTGCGTTCGAGCAGACGATGCAGGCGGTGGAGAACAGGATAAATCGCGCGCTGTACGTTGACCTGTTCCTGATGATTTCGCAGCTCGACACGGTTCGGACTGCAACGGAAATCATCGAGCGGCGCAATGAAAAGCTCCTGATGCTGTCGCCCATGCTCGAGCGGATGTTCGCCGAGGGGCTCGATCCTGCCGTGCGGCGTGTGGCGAAGATCGCGGCGCGCGCCGGCCTGTTCCCCCCGATGCCGCGTGAGATGCGCGGGCACAACATTGAGATTCAGTACACGTCGATGCTTGCTCAAGCTCAGAAATCCGTGGCAACGGCGGGTATTGAAAGACTGGCTGCTTTCGTGGGGAATCTCGCGGGGGCTATTCCCGGCGCGCTCGACAAGTTCAACGCGGACGAAGCGATAGATCAGTACAACGATTTTCTGGGCAACTCGCCGAAGCTCCTGCGCAATGATGAGCAGGTGCAGGCGCTGCGGAACATGCAGGCGAAGCAACAGGCGCAGGCACAGGCCGCGCAGGCGTCCATGGCTGCTGTGCAGGGCGCGCAGACGCTATCGCAGACCGACGTTGGCGGCGGCATCAATGCGCTGCAGGCGATGCTTGGAAACCAAGGAGCGGGACCGGCCGCGAATGCGGCATGAAGTGGTGGTTGATCAAGCTCGATGACGGCGACCCCGTGCCCCATTACCTCGCAAAGGAAGGCCAAGGCGCGGGCTTCGCGTGGACGCCGATCATGCACGCCGCACGGCGCTTCACCAGCGCCGAGGATGCCGAATCATTCGTCACGCGCCGGATGCCGCATCTCGGCGTGACCGTTGTCGCACACCCGGAGGGATAACCTTTGACCGTGATTGATCAGTTGCCGAAGACCAACGCCCTGACGATGGACGCGTTCAAGGAAACGCCGCCGTTCATCGCCATCGGCATTCCGTCCGGCGATTACGTGGACGCGGACTTTGCCGTGTGCCTGGCGTCGCAGGTCGGCAGCTTCCGCGGGATCACGGCGATGATCAACTCAAAGGGCTGCTATGTGGACTTGGGCCGCATGGAATGCCTGAAGTTCGCGCAGGGGAAAACCGCGCAACTGAAGGATGGGCGCACCATCAAGCCGACACACCTGATGTTCTTCGACAGCGACATGACGTTTCCGAACTACACGATCCAGCGGCTGCTCGAACACGACAAGGACATCGTGGGCTGCATGTACTCGCGCCGCGTGGCCGATGCCAATGGGGTGTTTGCGAACATCGGCATCAGCGTGGACAGCACGATCACCGAAGTGGACACGCGCATCGACGCGCCGCTGCTCGAAATGAAGCTGCTGCCCACGGGCATCCTGCTGATGAAAATGAGCGTCTTCGACCGCCTGCCGGCCGCCGACGGTGACGGCCCGATATTCGGGTACAAGTTCATCAAGGAACTGAATGCCTACGAGCGCGAGGATGTGCGCTTCTGCCGCATCGCACGCGAGCATGGCGTGCAGATTTGGTGCGATACGTGGCTGTCAACCCAGATCGGGCATATCGGCCAGGCGGTCTATCGCGTCGATACCGAGAGCAAGAAGTTTGCCGAGAAGTACGGCACGGGGCCGGTCAAGGAAAGCGCGGTTGCGCCCGAAGCGCCCGCGGTGGCGGCTGAGTGAGCGACGACATCACCTTCACGGTCGTCTACACGATCAAAAACAACGTCATCGACCAGCAGATTGATTGGGATGAGCGGCGCTCGATTGGCGGCACAAGCAAGCTGGAACCATGGCAACTTGAGGGGCTCTACAAGGCCATGCGCAACACGTCGGAGCAGCTTGAAAAGGTGTTTTGGGATCAGGCTGGGGCGAGCCGCGCGTGACCGAACTTCAGCAGGACTACGAAATCGAGCAGGCGGAGACCGAGCCGCCGCTGACGAACAAGCAGAAGATCGCCAAGGCCAAGCGTGACGCCAAGCAGGCGACCAAGGACCGCCATCTTTTCATGTTCGAGGCCATGAAGCTCGAACTGGGCCGGGGATTTTTCGAGTGGCTACTTGACCAATGCGGGTCGTTGAGACTACCGCTCAATTATCCGAAGGCGGGGGAGCCTGTGGACGTGAACGCAACGATGGTCAATATCGGCATGGCAGCGGTAGGAAACCGCGTCATTTCCGAGCTTTTGGTTGCCTGCCCGGACCAATACACCGAAATGCTGAAGGAACGCGCCGAGCGCTCGGCGGAGGCCAAGAATGGCTGATGCACCTGCAACTGCGGCCCCATCGGCTGCGCCAGCGCCAGCAACACCAACTCCTGCCGCCTCCGCGCCAACACCGGCAGCGCCTGCTTCGCCCCCTCAAACGACCCAGGCGACCGCCCAGCCGAGTTCTCCATCCTCGGCTGCGGCGGCGAGTCCTAGTCCTGCTGCGCCAGCGGCCAAACCTGAGCCCGCAAAGCTGGTGGATAACCTCATCGGCGGGGACAAGCCCGCAGAGGTCAAGCCCGATGACGCGGCCGCGAAGCCGGCGGAACCGGCCAAGCCAGACGAGCCCATCAAGTACGAGCTGAAGCTGCCGGAAGGTGTGACGGTAGACCCGGCAAAGATGGAAGCCGTCACCGGCATCCTTGGCAAAGCCAAGGTTGCGCCAGAAGTGGCGCAGGAACTAGCGGACTTCTACGCCAATGATATGAAGGCTTCGGCGCAGGCGTTCAAGGACGCGCAGGTCGAAGCATGGAATACCCACATCATCGCCCAGCAGAAGGAAGTGATGGCCGACAAGGACATCGGCGGCAACAACTGGACGAAGACCAAGGGTGAGATTGAAAGCGGGCTGCAAACCTTCTTCGGCGTCACGCCGACCACGCCGGAGAATGCGCCCGAGAGAGCGGCGCACAAGGCGTTTGTCGCGACGCTCGGCATCGGGGGAACCGGCAGCAACATCCACATGCTGAAGTTCATCCACAAGGCAGTTTCACGCGGCTCGGAAGGCAAGCCGGTGCAGGGCAATGGGCCATCAGCACCCCGCCGTAACGCGGCCGAAGTGATGTATCCACCGAGACAACAGGCCGCCGAATGATGCGCGGCCTAGGGGAAAACTAGACAATGGCAACCAATCCTACCGGCGCAATCACCTACGCTGATTGGGCGCGCCGCACCGACCCTGATGGCAAGACGGCCATCATCGTCGAACTGCTGTCGCAGACGAACGAAATCCTCGATGACATGCTGGTCATGGAGGGCAACCTTCCCATCGGCCACCGCACGACCGTGCGCACCGGCCTGCCGAGCGGTACATGGCGCCTGTTCAACTACGGCGTTCCGACCGCGCGCAGCACGACCGTGCAGATCACCGATTCGGCCGGCATGCTGGAAACCTACAGCGTCGTCGATCAGGCGCTGGCGGACCTCAACGGCGATACCGCGCAGTTCCGGCTGTCGGAGTCGCAGGCTTTCATTGAGGGCCTGAGCCAGCAGATGGCCTCCACGCTGATCTACGGCAATACTGCGGTCAATCCTGAGCGCTTTATGGGGCTCGCGCCGCGATACAACACGGTCAGCACCACCGTGGCGCAGACGGCGTACAACGTGATCGACGCGCTGGGCACCACCAGCACGATGACGTCGCTGTGGCTCTGCTGCTGGGGCTCGAACACGCTGGCCGCATTCTTCCCCAAGGGGCAGGCGAGCGTTGCCGGCCTGAAACACACCGATTGGGGTCTGGAACGGCAGGCTTACGACACCAACACGCCGCAGGGCCGTTACGAGGCGTACACCGACCACTTCAAGTGGAACATCGGCCTCTCGCAGCGTGACTGGCGCTATACCGTCCGGCTCGCCAACGTGGACACGTCGAGCGCGGCCGGTGGCCTGCTCTCATCCACGCCGCCGAACCTGATCAA